GAAGTCTAGTGTCAGCTATGTTTAGACGTTCTACAATCTGAAAATAGCCCATGGTGCCGAGAGCGACGATTATAATCAGGGAGACTACCGTCTTCATCGGCATCTGCACAGCTGCCTCTTCTCCGATATGTAATGGTTTATTTGCCATTTTTCTTTTTCTTTGGTTTAGGTCCCATAGCTTTAGCTATTGCCGCACACATACGATCTAGTCCCTCAAAGAACTTATATAAAAATTTATCAATCATTTATTTTTGGTTTTGGTAGCGGAACTATATATTCTTTTTTATCGATTTTCAACGATGGGTAAGATGCCGGCCTTACAAAAACAGCCAGTAAACATAACAATATTATAAGTATTGCTGTAAATCTGTAATCCATAAGCAAAATCTCCGGGCATAAATTAAAATATAATCGCTCCTGCTATGAATCCTGCTACAACACAGACAATTTCCGTTCTGTAATGTAGTTGCCAGATCATAAATTTTTCTTTGTATTTATTTATCATCATCTTCCTCCAAGTTTCTCAGCTGATAATCATAACTACCTTGTTCGTGTTCATCGGTAATCCATTTAGCTGAATTTTCAACGGAATATATCTTACTAGTTACCAGTCTATTAATCAAGGTTTTTGATGGGTCCACACCCATTGATGCATCAAACATTTTAAGCCTATTATTTGGTTGTATTGCAAAGTTTCCGTCCTCTAATTGTAGTACGTGACCACACTTATGTTGGTCTGGTTTCTCTGAATAACCAAAGTTTAATTCGTTAAAATCTCCTGCACACCAGTCTATTGTAAATAAATATTTACCTTTACGTTTTACTTTACGTCTAGATGTATACTGCATAGTAGCACCTGCTAACTCGTAAAACGTTGTAACACTTACATTGTAACTAAAACAATCCCACATAACTAATTCATCTAATGGTAATTCTTTTACTCCAGGTTTAGTACAAAAAGCTGAGATAGGTGCTCGCCACCATAGACCCCCATCTTCCATTAAAAAATGAAACAAAGGTACTCTGTTTGGTATAGAACTAAAACCAAAGACACCGCATTCAAAATATTTATCGTGTGAATCTTTTTGATCTCTAAGATAGTTACCTCTTACGTAACACTCTATGATTGGTATGTTTGCATTAAGATAAGCCATTAGTCATTTATACTTCCCCAGTTTTTACCGTGTTCGTAATCTACTTTGTTTGGAACTTCTAGACTAACAGCTTGTTCCATAATCTCAACAACCTTTTTAGCCTGTGCGTCGTTTTCTATTGATAGACAAAGCTCATCGTGTATTTGTATGTGTGCTACAATTCCTTCTTTGTATAATTCTAACATAGATTTTTTTGTCATGTCAGCTGCACTACCTTGTATTAATTTGTTTAATGCCTTGTATGTGTATGCTCTCTTAATCCCTGGTCCATGTTCCGCCAATGCATCTTCGTGTGTCATGGCTTTATGCATACCAAAACTATTTGGTTCCCATAGATGAAACCTACATAGTCTACCCAGCAGAGTACGTATCTGTCCACGGTCTTGTGCTCTGTTAGATGCTTTTTCCATAAGTTGTTTTACGAATGGTACACGTGAATGGTATGTATTAAATAGGTCAGCAGCTTTGTCCTTACTTACACCTAATTCTGCCTGTAATTTAGCTTTACCCATGCCATAAAATAATCCTAGGTTAATTGTTTTAGCTTGTGATCTAGGTATCTCTGCCATGTCTGCCACTGTCTGGTGAAAGTCTGAGTTAGCATCATTATTATAAGCATCGACCACATCATAAACTGATGGTAATTTATATAAAGCTGCATAATGCACTACCAGCCTAGGCTCCTGCTGAGAATAGTCAAAACAACCCCATGTATGGCCTTCCTCAGGTATAAATAATGACCTTATCTTAGGTCCAAGATCTTTGTTTCGTGCTGGAATTTGCTGTAAATTTGGATTCTGGTAGGAGAACCTACCAGTAACCGTGCCACCCCCAGCGTTTCTTAATTGGTTTATCTCTGCGTGAATTCTACCTTTGTGCTCGTATCTAAGAATAGAATCTATAAAAGTTGTGTGTGCTTTGTTGACTTCTCTCGCTTTTGCAATCATATTAACAACAGGATGTTTATGTTCCTGTAAAAAGTTTTTTGTAAAACTTGGTGCTTGTGTTTTTTCTGTACGCTCAAAAGGTATTTTTAAATTTTCAAATACATCTGCAATACTACTTGCTGCCCATATCTGCGGCCTTACATTAGTTTCTTTTTCAATTGCAGTTAACAATGCATTCTCTTCATCAATTAAATTTTTCTTTAACGTGTGTGCTGCTTCTACATCTACTCTTACACCTTTGAATCTCATGTCAACCAGGCATGGAAATAAGTCTGTTTCTAGATTAAAAATAGATTCTAAGTCTTGTGATATAATTTCTTTTTTCATTTCTTGCCACAAACCATATGTTGCTTCTGCATCTCGTTCAGCATAAGCACCAACGTTTAGTGATGGTAGTTTGTACATTTCTGATTTAGGATCTATACCCCATTCAGCTGCTGCTTCTGCAAGTGCAGCTTCGTTCTTACCAAAACCTAAATACTTCCACGATAAACTATTAAGATCATATCTAAATCTATTTTCATCAGTCACAGCTGCGGCTATCATTGTATCAACAATCATACCATTTATAGTTAGGCCCATAGCTTTGATCCAACATACATCGTACATTGCATTGTGAAATATTTTTGTAGAATCTGTTTTAAGAATATCTTGAAACCACTCTAAAACTTTTTTACGATCCATGTTGCCACCACCTTCGTGTGCAATAGGAAAGTATCCTTTGTAATGTGCTGTTGCTACAGCTATTCCTATAACTTCACCATTACCAATAATAGATCCAGATCCTTTTTTAATTAAGTCGGGGTCTTTTGTCTCCAGGTCAATTGCAATTTCGTCAACCTGTCTAAGGTCTGGAAATTCTGTGGGTATTACCCATTCTGTTTGTGCGCTGAACGTAGGTATTTTCATAAGATTAAATAACAAAGAATTAATAAACAAGTAAACAAACCCATGTAGGCTGGTATATGATTATTTGGTTCCATAGTCCCTTTCAATTATCATTTCTATAAAATGTATTGCTTTTTCTAAGTCTTGTTTTTTTCCTTTATCACGGTGTCTAATTATGTATTTTATAGCACAGCCTTCCGGATATAGCAATTCATTCTCTACTACAAACTTACTGGGTTGGATTTTATACTTTTGATAGTGACTCCCGCCGTGCTGCTTATCCCAAACTTTCGATGTCATAACCTTTATCCTCATGTTTAGCTGTTAGTATATATAAATTTTGTTTTGTCCGTGTTACACCCACGTACCAAACTCTTTGTTCTTCATCGTATTTATCTTGATTTCTTTCTACTGCGTCTCTTATTTTTTTTGTATTATCTAAAATTAATAAAACATTTGTAGCTTCACCACCCTTTGCTGCATGTATTGTAGATAATTTTACTCTTGCAGGTTTAGATAATTCTTCTTGTAATCTTAACATTTCTCTTATGTATAGGCTTTCTTCCGGTTCTGTTTTAAAAACTTCATACCATTCTTGTGTTCTTACATAACCAAACTCATATAAGTCGTACATTCTTTCTTCTTTTAATTCTATGTCTTCCTCTAAAAATTCTAACAGGTCTTTGCATTCTGATAGAGATAATTTATCTCCATTGGTCCATCTCGTATAATTTTTAATAGCTGTATACAATCTTGTCTTATAACTTTTTCTACCTTTTATTTCAAAGTAAATAGCCATATCTTTTAGTATAGGTTTTAGTTTTGTTAATTTATCATTTGTTCTTGCAAGTATTAGCCAATCACCATCGTGCAGTGGTGCATCTTCAATAGACATTATGTGGTTCGTGGTCCCTGATTCCGGACGCGGTGCCCACAGTTTCATTATTCTTCTTTCATCTGGTATTCGACTTAATATCTGATCAGCTACGTGTTGTACTTGTTGTGGTACCCTGTAAGATTGTGGCAAGATTATGTCTTTAGCCGGTTCGTCTTGAAATCGTTTAACATCTGCACCAGCCCAACCATAAATAGCTTGATCATCATCGCCAGCTAGTATAACATATTTAGAGTTTTTCTTAAGTATGTCGTACATTTTCCACTGTATTGGCGATAAATCCTGTGCTTCATCGACAAATATTACATCATATTTCGGACACAATTCTGCCACATTAAATCTCTCAATCATATCTGTAAAATCTACCAGGCCATATGCCTGCTTATAATTATCTACTTCATCTTTTAAAATTTGTAATTGATGTTTGTCTATGTCCTCTGAATACATATCTGTGTTATATTCTTCTTCGATAGATACGTTCTTGATTCTTGCTGCATTAATAATATTAAAGTATTCGCTATCAGAGTCTACAAAACCCGTCTTCTCTTCTCCGTTAGAATAAACTGTAACTTCTATACCTAGTTTTCTGCCTATATCTTCGTAGTGTTCGTCCTGCATTACCTGTGCTTTCTTGATACCAAGTTGATTAAAAGCTAATGAGTGCAGTGTTCTAAAATGTTTTAAATTTTTTTTCTGTAATTTAGGATATGCATCTAACATTCTGTCCACTGCCTCGTTTGCAGCTTTAGTTGTAAACGCAAAGTAACCTATCTTATCAATAGGTGTACCTAATTTAACAAATGTTTTTACATACTTAATAAGTTTGGTTGTCTTACCTGTACCAGGAGGACCCAATATTTTTCTAATCACATTATCTCCGTGTTGTGTTTTATTTTAGTATGGTTTATTTCTATGTCTTCAAACTCTTCTATGCTTATCATTACAATATTTTTTGTAGGTGTATTGTATTTACCTTTTTCTTTTGTTGGAAATCTTTTTTGTTCTAAAAATTGTATGTCACATTTTTTGTAATTAGTTTTCATCATTACACCTGTCTTATCTTCGCCGTGCTTCCAGTTCTTAGATCTTAGTTTGTCGTAGAATTTGTCAAACTTAAAATATGCATAGCCATCTTCTATCAACACAGTTCCAGATTTAAATGCTGCATCATTCATAGCTTTAGGTCCATTTATTTTTGCATGTAATACATCATGTAGTTTTTCTTTTGGTGATGTACCCACAGGAGGGTTGATTACTTTTTGTGTTTGAAACAAAGCTTCTAATACTGTTTGATCTTCTGGTGCTTTTATAATTGGTGGTGGAAATCCTGCAGCTTTTGCTATTGAGTTTCTACGTTTACGTTGATCTGTTACGTGTTCAATTGTTTTACAGTGTACTGTTGCTTTACCAATACCATCTGGTTTAGTTACATCAAATTCATATTCTGGATCTGGTTCTATGTCTATTTTTCTTAAGTTTGTTAACACAGGATACTGTCCTTTAGATCCTGCTAGTATCCCAAACTTCTTTTTTACACAAATACCTTTCTTACAAAAATCGCTAAGAGGGCTTTGATTACAAGTATAACCTTTTTCTGATCTATTCCATGATCTTGTTTTTTGTTTTAGTTTATTGTCATCCCATGCATTTGCATGCTCTCTTGCAAAATATTTTACAGGTGCATTCTTTACTTTTTGTTCCCATGTATCTGGATACTTCATCTTAACAAACACATGATAATTGTACATAAATCTATCCTTGCCATCAAAACTTGATTGATCAGACACTTTAGATATTAAAGCAAGACAAGGTGGTCCTTCTAAAAAATCTTCATCTACACCTTCCATAGATTGTTTTTCCATCTCTTCTGTTAAAGATTTTAAATCGTCTGTTGCTTGTCAGAGCGCTGTTTCGTCTCTCGCAAAGATTGATAAGCTAAGTAAAGGCATGAAGATATATGCCTTCTGCAATAGGAGCTAGATATGCTAGGTATTGCAGACTCTGTAATTGGAGTAGCGGGTAAAGTTCTTGACAAGTTTGTAGAGGACAAAGACCTGAAGAAAAAACTGGAGCATGAGCTTCAGACACAGATGATATCACTAGACCTTGCTCAGGCACAGGCAAACATAGAACAGGCAAAGCATCCTTCTATCTTTGTAAGCGGAGCTAGACCTGCTATCATGTGGGTATGTTGCTTTGCTTTGGCATGGCAGTTTATTCTCGCACCCATTTTATCTTGGGTTATTATCACTTGGTATCCTACGGTAACACTCCCCGCCCTAGAGACAGGAGAGTTGATCAGCTTGATCATGGCCCTTCTTGGTCTCGGTGGTATGCGTACAGCAGAGAAGTGGAAAGGTGTTGCCAGAAACAACATGAAATAAATGTTAAACGAAAAGCAAGAAAAGTTTGCACAGGCTTATGTGCTACATCGTAATGCAACTGAGGCTGCAAAGTCTGCTGGATACGCAGAAGCCTCTGCATACAATCAAGGCTATCGACTACTTCAAAGTCAAGAAGTAATTGATAGGGTACATGAACTAGAACAGCAACTTGAAACTGATGTTAATGTAATAGAAGAGATTGAAAATCAGTACGAGTTTGCCAAAGCAAACGGACATACCAATAGTGCCATTAAAGCACTGGAGTTATTATCCCGTATTCGTGGCGCTAATAGTGATACTAGTATGTCTATGGATAAGGATACATTAGAGACAGCTATCGTTGGTTGCCTCAATGTACTGGGAGAAGAGAAGGTTGTACAGCTTTTATCTAAGTGTGACTTCGCTGACTCATTATTTGAAGAAATTGTGGAAGATGAGTCAGAAAAAACGGGCTAGGAAAGCCACTGAGTAGCCTTCTCTAGCCCGTTAGGTATGTACCTAGCCGAAAGGTACTGATTCTTCTGTATGACGCTCCTAGCTCGATACAGAGCGTTTTACTTTTTTATAGTCTTTTTAGCAGACTGAAATGCAGTAGCTCCAAAATATGCAGCTACAAGACCCGAAAGTGCCAGATATGCCATCTCCATTACGTTGGCATTCTGGTATCTTTCCGGCCATCCAATGATCGCCACAGTCATAGCAGCCATCATTGCAAGAACAACCCAACACATTCTACGTCTGTTGACTTGATATGTTTCTTTATCAGGAATATTATCTTGACTCATGTTGCTTTCCTTTCACTAGCTACAGGCGGGTGTGAGCCATTATGCA